GTACAGATTTACCCTTATATCCAATTAAAAGGTCTGGGCAACCTTGTCCAACCCTTGATAAATTAAGAACAGAAGCTCCTAACGCAATAAAGGTATGCTTTATAAGGTTTTGATTTTCATCAACTCTTTTTGCATAAGACATGATATTGTCATAAATTTTAGATTAGTATTAATGAACTTTAACACAAAGGTTACTATGCAAAACCCTAAAGAATCTGATGATTTGTTTATTGCAGCATGGAAAAAACTAGGTTCTCCTGCATTAGTAGGAAAAGAACTTAAATTAAGTCCTAGAAGTGTTATGGCTAGAAGAAGAAGTATAGAGGCTCGTTATAGCATTGAGCTTCCTACATTTAATTCTCAAAGAGATAAAGTTAAGCCAAAAATAAAAAAAATTGAACAAACCCCCCATAATGTTAGGCGGGGAATAGACATAGATAAGGTTAAAAAAATTATCGTATTTAGTGATGCTCACTTTACCGATACAACAACTACAGCGTTTAAAGCCCTTTTAATAATGATTAAGGAATTTAAGCCAGAAATTATTGTTTGTAATGGCGATGCTTTTGATGGGCAAGTTCTTAGCCGATTCCCTTCTATTAATTATGACCAAAAGCCTACAGTATTAGAAGAATTAAACTCATGCCGTTGGCATTTAGATGAAATAGCTAAAGCAAAGCCACCAGGCTGTGAATTGATTTGGACTTTGGGCAATCACGATATGCGTTATGAGGCTTGGTTAGTCAATAAAGTGCCTGAATATAGCGGAGTTGATGGCTTTAGCCTTAAATATCATTTTCCTGAATGGAAAACTTGTTGGAGTTTTTGGGTTGGTGAAGAAACAGTTATTAAACATCGTCATAGAGGTGGCCGTACTGCTGGTTATGCCAACTTATTAGCTGCCGGCAATACAAACATCATTACTGGGCATACCCACGTTTTAACAGCTCAACCGATTACTGGTTATCAGGGAACATTCTGGGGTATTCAGACTGGTTGTTTAGCTGACCCAATGTCAGCAACTTTTGAATACTGTGAGGATGGTCCTAAAGATTGGCGCTCTGGCTTTGTTATGCTTTCTTTTGACCAAGGTCGTATGCTAATGCCTGAATTAGTCATGGTTAGTGGTCAAGATGAATTTGAGTTTAGAGGTTGTATTAACAAGGTATGAAAATAACTCCCAAAATCTTAGAAGGAATTTACCTTACTTTAGCTAAGTGCGAACCTTTTACGCTTTGGGATTTGCCACCAAGCGAGATTTGTAAGTTTGAAGTTGTAGATGACCATACTATTATGGCTACCTATGAATATGATGAAACACTAGCAAAGTGTCATATATTCTGCATATCCAAAGCTAGGTGTAATCACTTGGATACAGTTATCAGAAGCATGGCGCATGAAATGGTGCATTGCAGTAGGCATAAGTCTGGTAAATGGCATTTACACGATGCTACGTTTAAACGCAGAAAAATGCTTGTTGGCACGTCTTTAGGGTTTGACGGCCACGAGCTGTAATAAATTATCTATTAGCTTTCTAGCAAATTTCATATCTTGTTCTGTCATTTTCTTAAATGGAAATAAAAAATACCAAATATTGCGGATTTCATCGTCTGACATTATTTAGCCATGTAATACAAACCTATATTGGCGGTGCAATAAGAAATATAAGTAATACCCATTGGAACATTGCCTTTTACAATTTGCTCTATGCCAATATATGCGTATATTGCGCCAGTAAGAATTATCAGCCAGCTACTCATTTAGAATTCCTTTAATTTTTCTAACAAATCTTCTTCAGACATACCCCAGTATTTTTCAAACCCTTTATGTCCAAGTGCGTGAATACTGGAATCTCCAAGCCTGTGATGGATAGCGCATAAAGGGATGACAGGAGCAAGGCATCGTTTTCCACCATATCTTCGAATGTGATGCATTTCGACTGGAGAATCGTCTGTTTCTCGTATTCCGTTGCATTTGCACAAAATACAGCCCATTCTTGCCAACTTAGCATATACGTCTTTTTCTTTCTTAGTTGCCATCAGCCATTTCATACCATTGAATGTAAAACTGTTTAAGCATTTCAAAATTATTGCCGGCTAAGGTGCAAGAACCATCTTGATTTACCAAATAATACTTATGAACTATTGTTTCATCGTCTGTATCGCCATAAATGATAATAACAATGAAATTAGGCTGTTTTGCCAATGCTTTTATTAAATACTCTTGACCTTTGCTGACAGCTTCTTTAGGTCGCTTCCATTCCATTACTAAAAATTTGCCTTTGCGTTCACATATTCCGTCTACATTGCTGGGAACAAATTGAGGATTTTCAGGAATTAATCCAAAAAAGTCCCCATAATCCGTATGAGTCGCGAACATATTACGCATTAGCATGAGCTATATCCTCTAATTTAAGAGTCATTTCGACTAAATCATTGGCAATTTGATAAGCCTTTGCTTTGTCTTGTTGAATCATTGCTGTGTAATATTCATTTAAAAGTCGTTTTGATACCAAAAAGGGTAGTGAAAAATCTTTCATAGTAAGTCCTCTAGTTTGTAGCCTTTAGCTTCTAAGGCGATTTTGAATTTTCTTAATGCTCTTTTTAATACTTCAGCAATAGCTTGGTGGCTAATGCCTTCTTTTCTTGCAATTTCTGTAATTGTCATGGGTTCCATTACATATTTCCTTGTCTACGATTACTGGATAAAGTTCTCCATATATCAATAATTCTAATTTCGTGGTTTCTTTTGTTGTCAACTTTCTTAAATTCAACAAAAGCCTCAATATGCGCTTGTAATGCTTCAGCGTATTTAACGCTTGCTAGAGCCTTTGCATCTCTTTCGGCTACTGTGCCATCAGCTAATAGAAAAGAATGGCTCTTAGCCTGTTTTAAGCCTTCCTCAAGGTATTTAACCTGACCTGCTAGTTCCGCATGAGCATTATCGGTGTTTGCTAGTCTGGTTAATGCTTGTTCTACCCTATTTTCGTTCAGTTGTTCAAGATTCATAGCCATTGTTTTTTTGTTGTGCCTCTATTGCCTTTTCTCCATTGGTCTGCCATGTCGATTTGGATTTTATGAAGTCTGGCAGCAAAGCCTGGATTAGATAAAAGTCTTCTGATTTCACCCAATCCGTTCTTATGGCGAATTCCAATGAGGTATCGCACTTCACATTGATGCCGGAATTTTTCACTTTTGGTGTCCATTTCCCCATTGCTGCACCATAGCATCAGCAATCCCTTGAAATGTTTTATTACGCATTTTTTCTCTTTCTTTTGGAGATAAACAAGAAGAATCGTAATACCATTGGCTCATTTGTTTACCACTTTTTGCAGTCCAAATTTTGCCTTTTTCTACAATATTTGTAGGTTTAAGTAATGGCAATCCTTTAAGCCATAAGCAAGTAGCCTTAGTAACGCTATGACCATATTCCCAAGGATTTACTATTTGTTCAGGTTTGCGCCATTTTGTACTCATAATTCCTATTGGATTTTCAATAGCATATTTAGGAATATTGCATTTAACTAATTCCATAAAAAAATCAATACCTTGTTGTTGTCTGCCATCTGCAATCTTTTTTGCAAAATGTCTAGCACCGCTTACAGCAAGATGTGTACAAGGAGGGTGTGCAATCATTAAATCCCAACCATCATTAATAATATCCATTACATTGCCTTGGTAATGCGGTCCAGGCATTTCACTTGGTTCCAAATCACAACTCATAGCTTCGTGCCCCCCCCCAATGAACGCATCTCTAACTGTGCCACTAAATTCACAAGCAATAAGAACTTTCATGCCTTCACTTTCTTTGTCCACGCTCTCATTGCCTTTAATGCTTCTTCTTTAGCTCTTATTCCATCAACAATCTCAGCTTGTGTCTTTTGATGTGTCAAAGTTCTTTCTGGCTTTACTGGAATCCTTCCAGCCTGGATACATAAATCTTTAAAAGCAATTGCAGATGGTACAAACGATTGATTCATTGAGTTAAGGGCAAAGTCCAATGTAGGCTTGTAAGTGGCATATACCCCTAGCATTTCCTTCCAAGTCTGCCTAACCAAGCTCAAATCAACTCCATCCCAATGCCTAGCAAAAGAAGCCCCATAAATCGCGCCCATCTTGCCAAAAATGTAATCCATGCCGTTATCAGCAGTTGTAAAATCACTTTCCA